CTCAGACGATCCTGCTCAACATAAGCAAAATCATGTACTTGAGTTGTTAGATGCAGGTAAGTGGACGGGTAATATAGTAGCTTTACCAAATAATAGAGTAAGAGTTACAAGACCTGCTCAATTTGAGTTAGGAGAAGGTGCTCCAGATTTTAAACCTTCTCAACATATTCATTACAGCAAGTCCGATTTAGATTATACTTTAGATGTAAAACAAGTATTTGATAATTTATACGCTCCAGAGGAAGATTAATATGACAACATCTAGCAGTACAGATTTCGAACCAAACGTAGCCGAGTTTGTAGAAGAAGCATTTGAAAGGTGTGGACTTGAACTTAGAACTGGTTACGATTTAAAAACAGCTCGTAGATCTATTAATCTAATGTTAGCTGAATGGGCTAACCGTGGTTTAAATCAATGGACTATAGAACAAGCAACGCAAACTGTAACGCAAGGAACCGGAAGCTACTCTCTCAATACAAATGTTATTGATGTATTAGATGTTGTTTGCAGAAGAACTGTAAACGGAACTCAAACAGATATATCAATGGATAGATTAAGTAGAAGTGAATACTTAAATATACCAAACAAAACAACTCAAGCTAGACCATCTCAATTTTTTATTGATAAAACTATTACACCCGCTATAAAAGTTTGGCCTGTTCCGGAAAATAGTACAGATGTATTGGTGTTTAATAAGCTGGTAAGAATGGACGATGCCGATGCTGGTACCAATACAATGGATATGCCTTTTAGGTTTTATCCTTGTTTTGCAGCAGGTCTAGCTTATTATATTGCTATGAAAAAAGCTCCAGACAGAGTTGGTTTACTAAAACAAGCTTATGAAGAAGAATTTGATAGAGCTATGTCAACAGATGAAGACAGAGCATCCTTTAGAATAAGACCTTTTAATAGCGCAAACTAATATGGCATACGCAAGTGGTAAGTTTGCAAGAGCCTTATGCGACAGATGCGCTTTTGAATATCCGTTACATTCCTTAAAAGAAGAATGGAATGGCTTAAAAACTTGTCCAGAATGTTTCGAAACAAAACATCCTCAGCTAGAACCACATACAGCTCCAGCGGATCCGCAGGCCTTATACAAGCCAAGACCAAATACTGATAAAGAGGTTGGTGAAGGATTTGTTGTTGTTACTGTATCAAATATTTACTTACCATCATTTATGAATGATTCAATTATTGGTTCTAATTTTGTAGTTCCTGAAATGACAGGAGCTGTTGGGGAGGTTACAATTACTACAACATGACTTTAGCAGAATTAAAAACACTTATTCAAAACTTTACTGAAAACGAAGAAACTACGTTTGTTAATACGTTAGATGATTTTATTGTAAATGCTGAAGAAAGATTGTTTCACCTAATACAATTAGATTTTTTTAGAAAAAACGTTACTGGTAATTTAACTACTGGTAATACGTATTTAACAGCCCCAAGCGATTTTCAAATGTCATTTTCTTTGGCTGTTATTGATGGTAATGGCGATTACAATTATTTAGAAAAAAAACATACCACTTTTATGCGTGAATATGCTCCAGATCCTACAGATACAAATTCTAGAGGACTTCCGCAATACTACGCAGACTTTGATAAAGAATTGTCAACAGGATCAGATAACGGATCTACGCTTATTGTAGCTCCTGTTCCTGATCAAGATTACAACGTAGAGTTACATTATTTATATGAGCCAGCAAGCTTGACCAGTCAAACATCTGGTACTTGGATTTCTCAAAATGCAAGAAATGCTTTACTATATGGCTGTCTAGTAGAAGCTTATACTTTTATGAAAGGCGAGCAAGATATGATGGCCTTGTATGAAAACAGATTCAATCAAGAGGTTTCAAGATTGAAAAATCTAGCTGAAGCTAGAGGACGTCAAGACGAATACAGATATGATTCGTTAAGAACGCAAGTTACTTAAACTTACAAAAAGGAGAAGATATGAAACCAATCAAGAAACTTGAAGGTAAAACCGTAGCTATTGTCGGCATGGGCAAAAGCTGGTTTGATTATAATTTAGCAAAATCACATGGATCACATTTTGACGAAGTATGGGCTATAAATGCTGTTGCTTCTGTTATATATCATGATCGAGTATTTATGATGGATCCTGCGTCTAGGTTTTTAGATACTTATGATGCTGCTGGACAAACTGATAGTATGTCTGAATTGTTGCAAGAACATGAAGGGCCTATATACACCTGCGAATTAGATGATAGGTGTCCTGGTCTTGTAGAATACCCTATAAAAGAAGTTTTAGGTGCATGCGGATGTCATTATCTAAATAATACAGTTGCATACGCTGTTGCTTTCGCTTTATATAATAAGGTTGCAAAAGTAAAAATGTTTGGCGTAGATTTTAGTTATAAAGGTAATTTACATTTTGCAGAGGCTGGAAGAGCTTGCGTAGAATTTTGGCTAGGCAAATGTATGCATGCTGGAGTCCAGGTAGAAGTAGCTGGTACAAGCGGATTGCTAGATACATCTGTTCCGCCAGAAGAAAAGCTTTACGGATACCATCGTTTAGACGATCCTTTGGTTGTAATACAAGATGAAAAAGGTATTTTAATCCCTAGAAAAAGAAGTCAAGTACAACAATTTAAACAAGAACGAGAGCCGGTTCTTATAGATAGAAACGACACACATTTAAAAAAAAATAAAATAGGAGAGCCAAACAAATGGTAATGAGTTACAAAGCAGGTCCTGAGCTTGGTATGTTAGAAGTTCATACTACAAATGAAGGCGGTCATCCAACTGAATTTTGGGCTAAATTATGTATAGATAAAATAATACAAGTAAGTGATGAGGCTCCAGAAAATGTAAAAGAGCAAGTAAAAGCCTATAGAGATAATATAGAAAAAGTTATTAACAATTATATGCAAAATGCGATAAAATCTGATAGGATAACAATTAACAATCAATTAGAAAAAGCAGATCTCAAAGAAGCTGCTGATTTAATTAGGAAACTATAATTATGGCAATTACATCAACACTTACAACGAGTTTTAAAAAAGAACTATTGCTTGGCAATCATAATTTTACAAACGGTACAGGTGATACTTATAAGCTAGCTTTATACACATCTTCAGCTACTTTAGGAGCTACTACAACTTCCTTTACAACTACAGGTCAAGCTTCTGGAACTAACTACACCTCAGGTGGAGGAACCTTAACAAACGTAACTCCAACAACATCTGGAACAACTGCTTTTTGTGATTTTAATGATCTAACATTTGGTACAGCTACTATTACAGCTAGAGGTTGTATGATTTATAACTCAAGTGATTCAAACAAATCTGTAGCAACAATCGACTTTGGCGGCGATAAAACATCTACTGCTGGAGACTTTACAATCGTATTTCCAGCCGCAGCTTCAGGTACAGCGATTATAAGAATCGCTTAAGGCGGTCCTACGATGGCAGTAGGTTGGGGTCGCTCTACGTGGGGAGATGGTCCCTGGGGTGAACCAGCAGCCACGTTAGTACCCGTATCAGGTCAATCAGCTACAAGTGCTTTAGGCACTATTTCTGTAGTAGCTGATGCTAACTTAACTTTAACAGGTCAATCAGCAACAGCAGCCGTAAGCGGCGTGGGCGTAAATGCTCAAGCTGTAGCGGTAGTTCCATCTCTAGACGGTCAACTTGGTACTGTTACAGTACAAATTCAAGCAGAAGCAAACGTAACACCTACGGGTCAAGAAGCCACATCTGCTCTTGGAACAGCAGTTGTAGATGCAGAAGCAAATGTAAGTGTAACTGGTTTTGAGTTAACTTCAGCGCTTGGAACCGTCTCAACTACAGGTAAGGCAAATATAACGCCTAACAGCCAAGTTGGAACATCTGCTTTAGGAACTCCTTTAGTAGATGCTGAGGCAAATATAACCTTAACAGGTTTAGCGGCAACTTCTGCTTTAGGTACAGTAACGCCAAAAGCAAATGCAGACGTAAATATAACAGGATTTGGATTAACTTCTGGTCTTGGAAGTATTACACTTGTTACTAATAATAATATTTCTGTAACAGGCTTAGCTGCTACAGGTGGATTAGGATCAATAACTGTATTATTATCAATTAATATTGATGTAACAGGACAATCCGCTACATCTGCTTTAGGAAATGTTACCCAAAACGCTGATGCGAATGTTATACTATTGGGAGTCAGCGCAACAGGAGGTGTTGGTAAGTTTTTAATATGGTCGCTTATTGATGAAAGCCAAACTCCAAACTATACTAACATAACAGATACGCAAACATCATCATTCTCAGAGATTGATGAAACCCAAGCTCCTAGCTGGGAAGAGGTTGCTTAAGACAAGAGGTAAAAATGGCAAGTACATATGTAAATGATTTAAGATTAGAGGAAATGGCCACCGGAGATCAATCCGGAACTTGGGGCGATACCACTAATGTCAATTTAGAATTAATAGCAGAAGCTTTTAGTTACGGTACTGAGGCTTCATTCGGCTCAGACGCAGACGCAACAACAACTATAGCAGATGGAGCAACGGATCCAGCTAGAAGTCTGTATTTAAAAGTAACTTCTGGAGCTAGTTTAACAGCTACCAGAACTCTTACGATTGCACCTAATACCGTATCAAAAATTTGGATTATAGAAAATGCAACGTCTGGATCTCAATCAATTAATATATCTCAAGGCAGCGGAGCTAACGTAACCATACCAAATGGAGATGTAAAAGTAATTTATACAGATGGAGCAGGCGCAGGAGCAGCAGTTGTTGACGCTTTTACTGATCTTAATCTAGGTGGTACTACAACCGTTGCTGCGTTAGATGCAGGATCTGGAGCAATCACTACAACTGGTACTGTTACAGGTGGCACTTTAGCAGGAACTTTATCTACAGCAGCACAAACTAACATAACTAGTGTTGGAACTCTTACAGGTTTAACTGTAAATGGTGATGTAACACTTACAGGTAGCAGTTATAACATTGTTTTTGACCAATCAGATAACGCACTAGAGTTTGCAGATAGTGCGAAAGCTACCTTTGGAGCAGGCTCTGATTTACAGATTTACCATGATGGTTCTAATAGTTATGTAAATGAAAGTGGTACAGGTAATCTTTATTTGCAGGGTACAAATCATGTTTATTTAACAAATTCAGACGGTTCAAAAACATATTTTGCAGGTAACTCTCCTACTGGTTGGGTAAAACTTTATTATGATAATTCTGTAAAATTAGAAACAACCTCAACAGGCATAGACGTTACTGGCGTAATTACTACTGATGGTCTTACAACAAGTGCTGATATTAACTTTGGTGATAACGACAAAGCAATCTTTGGAGCTGGTTCTGACCTACAGATTTATCATGATGGTTCTAATAGTTATTTAGACGAACAAGGTACAGGTGTTTTATATATCAGAGGTAGTGCTGGTGTATATATCATGAAATATGATAACACCGAGACATTGGCAACTTTTCTACACGATGATGGTGTATATTTATATCACAATAATAATTTAAAAATAGCTACAACCTCAACAGGTATAGACGTAACAGGTACAGCAGTAACAGATGGTCTTACAGTTGCAGGTAATGTTTCAGTAGATAGTGGAACAATTAAACTTGATGGTAATTATCCAGTTGCAAGTGGTAACGTAGCTTTAGGTAATTCAGCTTTAGATGACGCTTCTTTAAGCGGTAATAATAATACTGCTATTGGAAGCAACTCAATGGGCGAAAATGAATCAGGTGGATTTAATACTGCTGTCGGTGTTGCTACCTTGTCAGCTAACACAACTGGTTCAACAAATACTGCTATTGGACAACAAGCCTTAAATGCAAATACAACAGCATCTAATAATACTGCTGTTGGTTCTCA